GAGCTAAGAGGAATAGTAAATGAGGCCAGTATCAGTCGGACTTAACCCCACAGCCAATACGCTGACAACTGTTTATACAGTTCCTACGGGTTATTACGCCAAGTTTACTGTGATGTACATTCACAATACTGGCGGTTCGACTAAGCACATTACTGTTCAATGGTATGACGCAAGCACTGCTACTACCTTGGATATTCTTACTAACTACGACTTTACTTCAAAGCAATACCTTCAGTTTGATGGCAATGCTTATATCGTTTTAGAAGAAGGCGATAGAATTCAAATTACTACTCAATCTGCTAGTAGCTTTAGTTTTATTGCAACATTTGAGGTTCAGGGAGCACAACGAACATGACCTACTTAGAACTTGTGAATGACGTTCTCACCCGTTTGCGTGAGACTAATGTTTCTACAGTCTCAGAAACTGCCTATTCCGCATTGGTTGGCAAGTTTGTCAATGATGCTAAACGTCAAATTGAAGATTCCTATAATTGGAATGTCTTGGGACAAACAATTACAGTTACTACCACCAGTGGCACAAGTTCTTACGCTTTGACGGGTGCGGGTCAGAAGTTCCGTGTTAATGACGCTATTAACACTACCAGTGTTATAACATTGGATAACACCACTACTGCGGACATGAACCGCAAACTCAACTTTGGTACACCTTCACAATCTATTCCTTCAGAGTTCTGCTTTAGTGGTGTAGATGGTAGTGGTGACACAAAGGTTGATCTGTTTCCTGTTCCTGATGGTGTCTATACACTTAAGTTTGATTTGACCATCCCACAGGCTAATCTGTCTGCTGATGGCACTTCAGTCAAGGTATTGGACTATTTGGTGACTCAAAGTGCCTATGCTCGTGGTTTGATTGAGCGTGGTGAGGATGGAGGCACTGCTTCTAATGAAGCGTACGCTTTGTTCCGTGGAATGCTATCTGACGCTATTGCATTGGAAAGCACTCGTTACCCTGAAGACAACTTTGTGGCGGTCTAAATGGCAGCACCACTTCAAAGTCAAAGTATTAGCGCACCAGGCTTTTTTGGCCTGAACTCGCAAGATTCGCCATTAGATTTGGCATCTGGCTTCGCTTTGGTTGCCGCTAACTGTGTCATTGACCAGTATGGTCGTATCGGCTCACGCAAGGGCTATACACTTCTTAATTCCTCATCAGGAAATCTTGGTGATAATGATGTGGGTGTTATCCATGAATTAGTCCAATCTGATGGAACTTTGACTGTTCTGTTTTCTGGAAATAACAAACTATTTAAACTTGGCACTTCTAATGCTGTGACTGAGTTGACCTATGGTGGCGGTGGTTCTGCTCCTACCATTACGGCTAATAATTGGCAATGTGCTTCTTTAAATGGCATTGCATACTTCTTCCAAACAGGACACGATCCACTCATTTTTGACCCTGCTATAAGTACAACTACTTACCGCAGAGTTTCTGAGAAATCTGGCTATGTCGGTACTGTTCCGCAAGCAAACATTGGTATTTCAGCATTTGGTCGTTTGTGGGTGGCTAATACATCTACAGATAAGGTGACGATTACCTTTTCTGACTTGATTGCAGGTCATGTATGGGGCGGTGGTACTTCAGGCACTTTAGATGTATCTCGTGTGTGGCCTAATGGTGCTGATGAAGTAATGGGTCTAGCGGCTCACAATGATTTCTTTTTCATCTTTGGCAAGAGGCAGATACTTGTTTACTCTGGTGCTTCTACACCCGCTTCTTTGGTTTTGAGCGACACAGTAGGTGCTATTGGGTGTATTGCAAGAGATTCCATTCAGAGCATTGGTACAGACGTTATCTTCTTGTCAGACTCGGGTGTTCGTTCTTTGATGAGGACAATCCAAGAGAAATCTGCACCCCTAAGAGACTTGTCTAAAAATGTTAGATCAGATTTAGTATCCTCTGTAACTGGAGAAAATCTGGCGAGTATAAAATCTGTTTATTCAGAAAAGAATGCTTTTTACTTGTTAACTCTCCCATTGTTGGCACAGGTCTTTTGTTTTGATACAAAGATGCAATTGCAAGATGGAGCATACAGAGTAACCAAGTGGGATTCTGTTGCGCCAACAGCTCTTCACTCGCTTCGCAATGGTGACTTGTATATTGGTAAAAGAGGTTTTATAGGTAAGTATGGAGGTTTCTTAGATAACACATCTACTTACCGACTATCGTATTTTACTAACCATGCAGACCTTGGTAATGAGAATCAGATTTCTATTCTCAAGAGAATTAAGACAATCATCATTGGTGGCTCTAACCAGTTTGTGACGATCAAATGGGGGTTTGACTTTGCTGCCAACTATTTGTCTGGTAACGCTTTCATCCCTACACAACAGAACTATGAGTATGGACTTGCTGAGTACGGAGTAGCCCAATACTCTGGCGGTTTATTGATTAAAACACTAGATGTAAATGCTTCTGGTGCGGGAAAAGTTGTTCAAACAGGTTACGAAACCACTATCAACGGCACTCAACTGTCAATTCAGAAGATTGAAATTCAATCTAAGAACGGGAAAATATCATGAGTAACTACACAAAAAGTACCAACTTTGCGACTAAAGATAACCTCACGCCTGGCGATCCACTAAAGATTGTCCGTGGTACTGAGATTGATACTGAGTTTAACAATATTGCTACTGCTGTTGCAACTAAGACAGATAATTCTGCTGCGGCGATTACTGGTGGAACAATTACTGGTATTACAGACTTAGCAGTTGCTGATGGTGGTACTGGTGCTTCTACTGCGGCTGGTGCGTTGAACAACCTCTTGCCTAGCCAAACAAGTAACGCTAACAAGTATCTTCAAACTGATGGCACAAATGCCTCATGGGATGCGGTAAGCCTCTCAACTGCTGATATTACAGGAACTCTTGGTGTTGCCAATGGTGGTACTGGTGTAACTACATCTACAGGAACAACCAATGTAGTGTTGTCAAACTCGCCAACATTGGTGACTCCCGCCTTGGGAACTCCATCAGCCTTGGTTGGCACAAACATCACAGGGACTGCTTCTGGTCTGACTGCGGGTAACGTCACTACTAATGCTAACTTAACAGGTGCAGTCACTTCTGTTGGCAATGCAACGTCACTAGGCTCATTCACCTCTGCTAACCTTTTGGGTGCTTTGACAGACGAAACAGGAACGGGATCAGCAGTATTTGCTACCTCTCCTACCTTAGTAACTCCTATCCTTGGAACGCCTACTAGCGCAACCTTAACGAACGCTACAGGTCTTCCTATCTCTACAGGTGTGTCTGGTTTGGGTACTGGAATTGCGACTGCTCTAGCGGTCAATACAGGCTCTGCGGGTGCGCCAGTATTGTTCAATGGTGCATTGGGTACACCCTCTGGTGGCACTTTAACATCAGTAACTGGCCTACCACTGACAACTGGAGTGACAGGAACACTACCTACTGCCAATGGCGGTACAAACTTAGGTGGTGCTACTCCATTCACATCAGGCGGTGTGGTTTACGCATCTAGTACAAGTGCATTGGCTACTGGGTCTGCGCTTACTTTTGATGGTTCTAATTTGGGTATTGGAGTTACTCCGAGTACCACCAATTCTGCAATAAAATTATTAGACATTAATACAACGGGAAGTATTGCTTCTTACAGCGATAGCACAACCGCCCAATTTACATATTTATCGTCTAACGCTTTCCTTAACTCAGGACTTTCTTGGACTTATAAGTTAACAGGTATAACCTCATCCGCTTATATGCAGTCCCACAATGCTGGTCATATTTGGTACACAGCCGCATCAGGAACAGCAGGGAACACTATCTCCTTTGCTCAACCAATGACTCTGGATACAAGTGGAAATTTGATGGTTGGTATGACATCGCCACTTTTGAGTACAAGTGGTCGTGGAAACATTACTCTAAATGGGTCAAGTGAAACAATTTTGTCTTTTGGAATTGGTGGTAACTTAGCTTCATATATTTATAGTACCGCCTCGGCTATGGTTTTTAATGCACAGACTTCAAGAACTATTAATTTTGAAACAGGTGGTTCAGAAAGACTACGCATCACAAGCACAGGTAAAGTAGGTATTGGAACAAGTTCGCCTGATGAAATACTCCGTATAAATGGTGGTTCAGATGGAGATTCAAGACTTAGGTTGTACAACCAAGGGACTGAAATGGGTGCGCTTGGTAGCCAAACAGGTTACTTTGGTTCTGGTGGTGCAAACCAATTACTTTTACATGGTGCTGTTGGTTTAACTGTTGCCTCTAATTCGGCTTTGATTTTTATGGCTGGTGGTGTAACAGAACGTATGCGTATTGACTCGGCAGGCATTGTTACGATGAATGCTTATGGTGCGGGAGCAGCGACATTTTCAGCGGCTGGTGTTATTTCATCCGTATCAGATGAAACATGGAAAATTAAAGATGGTGTCCCATCTAATCCTGACGTAATGCTTCAAAAGTTAGAGCCATGCTATTGGTTCTATAACGAAGAAAAAGCACCTATTTTTGGGCAAGAAAGACAATTAGGTTTCTTTGCTCAAAACGTCAATGTTGCTATCGGCCCAGAAGCCGCACCAGAGCCAGAAGAAGGAAAGCCTTGGGGCTATTACGACAGGTCAGTTTTAGCGATAACTGTTATGTCTTTGCAAAAAGCACTTACAACTATTGAAACCCTCAAGGAACGACTTGATGCCGCTAATCTTTAAAAGGAAATAACATGACAAACTGGACTATCTCAACACTTGAGCGTGAAACCTCAAACGGCTTTGTAACAACTGCACACTGGCAAGCCACAGCAGTAGATGGAGACTACACAGCCTCTATTTACTCAACTTGCTCATGGGCTGATGGCACACCAACGATTCCCTATGCAGACCTGACACAAGAAACAGTCCTTGGTTGGGTATGGGCTAATGGTATTGACAAGCAAGCCACAGAAGATGCACTAGCCGCTAACATTGCTTTGCAGAAGAATCCTGTTACTGCTACTGGCACACCTTGGGGTCAAGCATGAAATTAGAGTTAGATGCAAACGAAGTGCAATTTATCTTGAATGTGCTTGGTGAGATGCCAGCAAAATCAGGCGTTTGGCCTCTGATTCTTAAAATAAAAGATCAGGCTGAAGCGCAAGTACCTAAAGAAGCGGAGTAAACAATCATGGCCGTAACAAATCAACAAGTTATAGATTTCTTGCTTGCCAATCCAGGCATAAGCGATGAAAAGATTTTTGAGGCCATGAAAACGGCTGGAGTACCTCCATCTCAAATGGCGGCTATTGCTGTTGTTCCTGTAGGCGATATTATTGCTAGACTTGCCCCATTTCTACCTCGGGATCAGGCTGTGTTGCTTGGTGACACATGGGTTCAAGGCAACTATAGAACTATTGGCTCTGGCGAAAATCAAGAGATTGGCCCACTTGAGAGCATTAACATTTATAAAACTAAAGGTGGTATAAAAGATAAAGTTCCCGTTGGCACAGAAGTTCAAAACTATAGCCCTACTGGTGAGTTTATTAATACATCTAAGACTAAAAAAGATTTATCATTTTTTGGTGGTTTAGTAGATGCACTTAAAGACCCCGTAGTTTTAGCCGCTTTAGGCGGTGCTGCTGCGGGTGGACTATTAACTGGCGCAGGAACAGCCGCTACTGTAGGAACTACTGGTCTGACTGCAGGTGAGCTTGCGTTAGCAGACTTATCACTCGGTGGTGCGGGTGGCACTGCGGGTGCTACTACTCTTGCCAATGCCTTGACTACTGGTGCAACTGTTCCAACTTTAACCAACTTAACTGGTGGTAGCGGTCTTCTTACTGGTGAAGCGGCAGGAATCACGGCTGAGTCTGTTGCTAAAAAACTAGCAGAAGATGCTGCGGCTCAAGCTAAGATTGCTGCAGATGCGGCTACTGCCAAGGCTGCTGCTGACGCTGCCGCTGCTAAAGCGGCTGCCGATGCTAAGGCAATTGCAGATGCTGCCGCCAGTGCTGATGCGGCTACTAAGGCCGCTGCCGCAGAGGCTGCTGCTAAAGCAACTGCTGATGCCGCTGCTGCCAAGGCTGCCGCTGATGCCGCTGCCGCTACAGCCGCTGCAGAAGCCGCTGCTGCAGAAGCCGCTGCTGCAGAAGCTGCCGCTGCAGAGATTGCCGCAACAGAGGCTGCAACTGCCAAAGCTGCTGCCGATGCTGCAACTGCTAAGGCCGCTGCAGATGCTGCCGCTGCTACTGCTGCGGCTAAGGCTACTGCCGATGCTACCGCTGCGGCTGCTGCTGCGAAGGCTACCGCTGATGCTGCGGCTTTGGCTACTGCGGCTACAACCCTTACCACAACTCAAGTTACTGATCTATTGAAAACAGGCTTAACAGCGGCTCAGATTGCTCAATTGTTTTCAACAGGAGCTACTACTGCTTCTGGTCTACTTCAACAAGCGACATCTCGTGAAGCGGCTGTTGCGGCTCAACAAAGAATTGATGCTGAGACTGCGGCTGCCAAAACTGCTGCTCAGTTTAGACCTGTTGGGATGACTACTCGTTTTGGTACGTCACAATTTACAGTTGACCCAGTAACAGGTAGATTAACAAGCGCAGGGTACACACTAAGTCCTGAAGCCAAAGCTCAACAAGATAGATTGATGGCTTTGTCAAATCAAGGCTTAACACAGGCAGAACAAGCACAAGCCAAATTTGCTCCTGTGCAAACAGGCGCACAGAGTTTGTTTGGTTTAGGTCAAGGTATTCTTAATGCTCCTAGTGACACCCGTGTAGGCAACATTGCTTCTCAATATTTAGGTCAATCCGCAGAGAGCAAGCGTTTGACTGCACTTGGTGGTGATTATTTAACGCAGTCTCCAGAAAGTAAGGAGCTAACTGCTCTTGGTAAAGGTTATTTAACTGTCTCGCCAGAAAGCCAGCGTTTAGCTGCTCTTGGCGGTGATTATTTAACTCAATCTCCTGAGAGCAAAATGCTTACTGCTCTTGGAGGTCGGTACATTGCTCAATCTCCTGAACAAGTGGCTCAGAACTATCTCAATCAACAGATGGCTTTGTTGCAACCAGGCAGAGAGATAGAGTTGGCTAATCTGCAAAACAGACTCCAACAACAGGGTCGTGCAGGTCTTTCTGTGGCTCAAGGTGGTACTTATGGTGCTACTACCCCTGAACTACAGGCTTTGTTTAATGCTCGTGCTATGCAAGAAGCTCAATTGGCGGCTCAAGCTCAACAGGCTGGTCAACAACAAGTTCAGTTTGGTGCGGGATTGGTTGGAACTGGTCAGCAACTTGGAATCCAAGGCCAGAAGTTTGGATCAGAACTAATTGGTGCAGGTCAACAGCTAGGCATCCAAGGCCAGAAGTTTGGAGCAGACTTAATTGGGTCGGGTCAGCAATTAGGAATTCAAGGTCAACAGTTTGGCTCTAACTTGATTGGTGCAGGTCAACAGTTAGGAATCCAAGGTCAACAATTTGGCATTGATGCTTTGGCTAGACAACAGGCCTTAGAGCAACAAAGACTTGGTTTTGGCTCTGGATTATTAACGCAAGGCGCAGGGCTACAGGGTCAATACTATGCGGGTCAGCAAGCCGCTTATTCACCTTATACGACTGCTTTGGGACAAGTTCAAGGCTTGGAGACTGCGGCACAACAACCTTACACAATGGGCGCACAATTAGGTCAATATGGCGCACAAGCTGGTGCTAATGTTGGTCAACTTGGATTGCGTGGTGCTGAACAAAGTGTTGCATTAGCAACTGGTAGAGCCGCAACAACCAATCCTTACGCTTCATTATTGGGTGGTGTTGGAGCTTCTGATGCCTTTAGTCAGCTCGTTGGTGGAGTGTTTGGAACTACTCTTACTGCTGAACAAGAAGCGATAGATCGATATATGAAAAACTTTGTTTAAGGACTCATCATGGCAGAAAATATCGTAGCGGGTTTATTTGGACTAACCCCACAAATGTATGGTGAGCAACAGCGCAGAAGTGCTTTGCAAGAAGGGATTGATCTTGCTCAATTAGACCCTGCCTCTAGGGGTGCGGCTATGACCTATGCGGGTGCTAAAGGTCTTGGTACTGCCATTGGTGGTGCTTTTGGAATAGAAGACCCACAACTGAAGCTAATCAGTGCTAGGAATACCATTGCCCAACAGATTGACCAGACCAATCCTGAGTCGATTCTAAAAGGTGCTCAGATGTTGGCTCAAGCTGGCGACCAACAAGGTGCTATGGCTTTGGCTCAATATGCTCGTCAAGCACAAAGTGAGATGGCTTTGATGCAACAAAGACGGGCGGCAGAACAGTCTTCATTGGCTACTGCGGCTAAGACTCAATTGTCTGTTAGACAAGAAGAGGAATTACGTGCTGAGTTGTCTAAACTTGGCCCTGACGCAACTCAAGATCAAGTTATCGGTGTTCTTACTAAATATGGCCCACCAGAGAAAGTTTTGGCGGCTTTAACAGCGGCTCAAAGCAGAACAGAAGCCACACAAGCTAGAACTGCGGCATCAGAGGCGGCTAATCAAGCTAAGATTGATGCGGCTAAAGTTGTAGCGGATGCCAAGATTGAAGCGGCTCGAGTGGCTGGTGCTACTGCTTTGCAAATTGCTCAAATGAGGGCTGATTCTGCAAGAGAATTGAGAGCATTAACAGCATCACTTAAAGGCCCTAAAGTTCTTCCTCCTAGTTTACAGAAAGAAGAAGACAAAGAACTAGAGTTAGTTGATTCATTAACGGCTCGTGAATCCTCATTAGCTCCCGCTATTGCAACATTGACTCCTGATCCTAAGACTGGCAAACCACCTTTGGAACTTGGCCCTGTCAACAATTTGCGTTATCAAGCACAGAATGCGGCAGGTAACTCTACTGTTGAGAGTCGAAACTATGCTGCTTTACAGCGTTCTGTTCAAGAGGCTACTAACTTGAAGACTGATGCCGCTAAAGGCGTACAAACTGACAAGGATGTGTTGCGTTTTGCCAACGAACTTATTGCGGCTTTTGGTGGAAATGATACTAAAACAACGCTCGAAGCTCTCAGTAACTTCTCAAAATCTACTGCAAAAGCTAAAGAAAACGCTCAAAAACGCATTGATAGTCGTCGTGTATCACAGGGTGTAGAACCTTATTACGGCATCAAGGCTGGCACTGCACAAAACCCTATTAAACTAGACTAAAGGTAAGCATCATGGCGACTGTTTATGAATACAAAGGCGCAACCTATGAATTGCCTGATGGCTTATCAAATGAAGCCGCTTTAGCAAAGATTAAGGCTAGTTTAGGTGAAGCAGAGGGACAACCTTCTTCACAACCTGCTGGTCAACTTACTCCTCAACCTATGTCTTTTGCCGAAGCTCCAAAAGAGCAAGGGTTGGGTGATCTTCTTAGACGACAACTTGGTTTGGCTACTCGTGCCGTAGTTACTGGTGTTTCTGCCCCAGCAAACATCGTTACAGACTTTTTAAGTGGCGCAGCTAATGTTGGTGCAAACATTATTGGATCAGAGAAACGTGTGCCTTATTTATCGAAAGAACAAAGCAAAGGTTTGACTCAACTTGGCGTTCCAGAACCCGAAACTGGTGCTGAACGGGCGGCTCAAGTTGGTATGCAAGCATTGACATCAGCAGGTGGAATGGCGGCAATGGCTCCCAAAACAATTTTTGGTGCTGATTTGGCTCGTCAACTCCCTGCCGCTACTGTTGCACCTATGGCTGCACAACCTGTTGCAGAAATAACAAAAGAAATAACTGGAAGTGACTTAGCCGCAACAATTGCCGCTTTGGGTGTTTCTGGTGCTGTGGGTAAATATACGGGAGATGTTGCGGGTCGAATTGCCGCAGGTAAACAACCTACCACTACGATGGCTGATGTTCAACAAAAAGCAAGTCGTGCTTATACAAAGGTTAGCGATCAAGGGATTGAAATATCTGGTCAAAACGCCACAAGCCTTGTTGACAAAATAAAAACTCGTTTAGACGCTGTTGATTACATTCCAGAAAATGCCGCACCTGTTGCCAACATTTTGAACAAATACGAAAGTATCCTTCAACGTGGAAACATTACGTTTGATAATATTGAGCAAATGCGTAGATTGGCAAATAATCTAAAAAGCAATCCAGACAAAAACATTCGTAGACTTGCGAGTGAAATGGTTGATAGCATTGATGACCACGTTGCCGCATTGTCTCCAAAAGATGTGGTATCTGGTGCGGGTGGGATTGATGTTGCCGTTAAAACAATCATGGAAGCCCGTAAAGACTTTAGAAATCTGAGTCGTGCAACAACACTTCAAAATGTTTTAGATATTGCAGAAACTAAAGCATTAAATCCAACCGCCTCTGAAAGCGAGTTAATTCGTCAAGGATTTATTACTCTTGCTGCCAACAAAAGCAAAATGAGCCTGTTTAGCAAAGATGAGCAAAATGCCATTAAAGCGGTTGTTAAAGGTAGTTCATTAGACCCATTGTTGACTCTAATGGCTAAGTTCAACCCACAGCGTAGTCAAATCATGGCTGGTGGAGCTTTTGCGGGTTCAATTGCAAAGCCAGAAATAGCAATTCCAATTGCTGCCGCAGGTTTTGGTGCAGACAAGTTACAAGCATTGTTGCGTAGACAATCTGCTGAAAGTGCAATGAGTGGTTTATTAACAGGCACAACACCTGGCCCTCAACCATCTTATTACACTCGTGGCTTGTTAAGCACAATGATGAATCCCCCTCAGTAATGAGAGACTATGCCGAAGCTATTATCGCTGCGGTATGTATTAGTGCTTTTGTCATTTTTTGTAGCTACATTATTGTTTGGTGTTTTCCGTGATCGTCTAAAGGCGGCAACCATAGAGTACCGATGTGTTAAATGGACTTGGGTTGGAGATGTGTATAACCGAAGGGTTATCTGTCTTAAATGGGAGAAGGTGAAATGATTGATCCGATGACGGCTCTAGCTGGCATTCAGCAAGCTATTTCGATGGTTAAGAAGGCGAGTAAGGTCGCCAATGATTTAGGTTCTCTTGCTCCAATGATTGGCAAGATGTTCGATGCCAAGAGTACCGCTACTAAAGCATTGATTGAGGCTAAAAAGGGCAAAGGTTCCAATATGGGAACTGCTCTCCAGATTGAGATGGCTCTTGAACAGGCTAGAGCATTTGAGGAAGAGTTAAAGATGCTCTTCATGACCACAGGTAAGGTTGACGTTTGGAACAAGATTAAGGCTCGTCAAGACCAGATGGACATTGATGATGCTAGAGAACTTAGGGCTTTAGAGAGAGCAGATAAGAAAGCTAAACAAGAAGAAGAAGAGATGCAAGAGTTAGCCATGATTATTGGTGGTGTGGCTTTTGTTTTGTTCTTGGTTGGAATTGGTATTTATGAACTCATGGAGTTTTGCGATACCACTAAAAGGTGTGGTCGGTGAATGAGTATCAGAAGACTTTTGACCTATGCCTCAAGATATTCGTTTACGGGTGTGTGGCATTATGGTTTCTTGGCTTCTTAAAGTTCTTGCCTGATGATTTGTCGGACAAGATTGTTAATCTTCTACTTGGAAGGGTTGGGTTAGGGAAATGAGAATTACCACTTACCAACAGAA